CCAAGGGTTTCCTTGGTTTCGATCAGCGACTGTGCGAGGTGACGCGCATAGGTCTGACCGATACGAATGTGGTCGCCGTCTTCGACAAGCACCTTCGTCAGCGCGAATGCAAGGCCATAGACCCGGTAAACGTAACGCTGAATGAAGAGCACGCCGCCCGACTGGTACGTGACAGGCATACCGTCTGGAAGTTCCGGCGCAGCGCCGAAACCGTACAGGACGGGTTCTTCGTGGTAGTTACGCGCAATGCCCTGAAAGGTCTTGAAGACCTGAGCATAGTCGTCAGCGCGCTGATCGTAGATACCGTTGAACTCTTCGTTAAGAATAGGTTCAACGATGGAGCGGAAGTCAGTACTCCGCATCGGCATAGCCATAGTTCAAGCCCTCCTTAGATAGCGGCCACAGTAGCAACGAACTGATGTTCGCTGATCTGGACCTGAGCGATGACGTATGTGTCACCCCAGTTGTTGTCGGGGCCCGGCGTGATGCCGATGAGACGAACAGAGGCGTTAGACGCCGCAGTCGAAACACCAAGAGCCTGCGTCGAAAGACCAGTGGTCGTGTTACCGCTAATGGCAGTCAGGTTGTACTGCTTACCAATGTCGGCAACCACCAGAGCTGCGTTCGACTGCACTTCGTAGACGATGGTCGGGTCAAGCGTAGCGTAAGCTACGATTTCCGTGCCATACTGCGAAGCGGTCCACTTGTTCGACACACGACGACGACCGTCGCTGTCAGTGAACTCAACGCCTTGGAACGTGCCGATGAAGGGATCACCGACAGTTGCAGCAACGAGCGTGCCTTCTGTTTCACCACCGCTTGTGGCGGGGGCAATACGAACCGGCTGGTTTTGGAAAATGTTCGATGCGTACCCGTTTTCAATCGTGAACGCGGTGGGACGGATCACACCACTGGGATTGTAAGCGGGGCGCAGGCCGAACGGAGCATTTACCGTGTTAGACATGAGCCTTTTTCCTTATGGAAAGAGTTGCGGAACCTCAGCTAAACTCAGTTAACCGAGGGGTGTAGCCGTGCATTTCCGACATTCCATCACTCTCAATTATCCGTCCACCAGAGCGCTCAGCCTGTTCCCGCATCAGTTGTGCGGTCTCTTCGAGCTTCTCTTCCTCACGCAACGGGGCGTCGTAGTGAGCTTCCTGCATGTACCTCTGATAGAGGCTGTTGGGTAGCTTAGCCGCGATCATCTCGTTGACGGCAATGCAGCCAGCATATTCGCCAGTTTTCTGCGTTACCAGATCCATGCCCGGCACATCATCACCGTTGATCAGTTCGTAACCGAGCCTGAGACGCTGTTGAATAGTGTCGGACTTATTGGTCGTCGTGAGCCAGCAAACGTGATAGCCGGGGATATTTGGAATATCTGGCAATGCTTCGTTATACAGGTTCATTCGGAACATTTCGAGCCGTTCATCATCTGTAAGCTCACGGTTCTCCGTAACATTACGGTCTTCAGCGGCTCTACTTTGACGGCCAACGCCCAGTTCCTTCTTCAGGCGTTCATCCATACGTTCTTCGGTCATTAGCTCTCTCCTTTTTAGCGAGCTGAATTATTGCGGTCGTAGGCTTGATACGCCTTGAGCTGAGACTTCCGGCGAACCGGATCGTCCCATATGCCCGCTTCGATCATAGCCTGTTTTCTTTCCGGTGTCACGTAGACTTCTTTCTTCGTGCTCGGAGGCGCATATTCGCGAGTATTTCCAGTCGGCGGAGCCTTGCGACGGGGCGTCCCCTCAGACCGAGATGGCGCTTCATCACCACCAATCCGCGCAGCAACGCGGCGGGTGAGTTCGTGCCAGTAATCCTCAGATGCAGGGTTCAATCCTTCTGCCGCCAGAGAATTGTCAATCGCCTTGGTGATTGCGCTATCCTCATCGCGTCCGTTGGGGTTGTACCACGGGTTCGCATCCATCCACTGCTTGGCGTAGTCCACAACACGCGGGTCAGCACGGGGCTGAACGGCCTGTTCGGCATACTGCTCGGCCTGTTGCTTGGCATAGGCCAGTTGCTGGGCGCGTTCCTTGGCCTCATCGCGGATGCGCATGGCTTGAGTGACATCGTCCCCGTTGCCAGCCTCGACAGCGCGACCAATGATCATCTCTGCCTGCTGTGCTTCATACAACGCACGCTGATATTGCTGGTCGATGCTCTGCGCCTGCTGCGACAGGGTGTTACCCTCAATCGCCTGCATGCGACGCATCAGCTCAGCGTTCTGCTCACGTAACAATGCCAGTTCACGCTGAGAGCGTTCTTTAGCCTGCTTCTGAAGCTGACGGCGCTTGGAGCGCGTCTCGCGGATCTTCTTGTTCTTGTCGAGGACTTCGTCTTCGCTGTCATCCTCAGACACACCGAGGCGCTCTTCGTCTTCGTCGTCCTCGTCGTCTTCTTCCTGCGCTTCTTGCTGTTCAGGCTCATCGCTCTGAATGGGGATGCGCTCATCCTCAGTCTCTACGACGACCAAGTCATCGTCATCGTTTTCGTTAAAAATGTCATCAGCCATGACCGGCTCCTTTCATTAGCCTTAATGGATCACACGAAAGCCTTCATCGCGAGCGGGTCGCCCGTGACTTTGCCTACGAGATCCAGATCGTTGAAAATCACGAAGATAACCTCTTGGTCATCGTCGATCTTTACAGTCCACTTATCGCCACCGTATTTGGGGACGCGGACAAAGTCCCCCGGCAGTGCCCACGAACCCTCTGGCCAAGGCTGTTGGGTGTTGCGGTTCTTGTACGCCAAGTCGCCAACCGCCACCACCTTTGCCACCTGCGTGTTCCAAGTCTCTGCGTCCTTGGTGTCAGTGGTCAGGATGATGCCGCCAGCCGTTTTCTTCTTCGCCAAACGGATCTGACAAAGAACGCGACTGCCGAATGGCTGGACGCCGGGATCAATGGACGGGAATGCTTCCTCCATATTGGCGTAATCGAAGTTCACTTTATTCAAAACGTAGTCTTGCACGGGTGCTCCTCCTGCAAGTTATAGGTCAAAGTCTTTCCGTTCCTTCTCAGCCATCGTGTCAACCAACACGTTCTTGGCTAATTCCAGACCGGCATACAAACCCACGACCCGCCCATATTCGAACAGATCGCGGGATTGAGGCTGCAACAGCGCATCACGTGCCAAATCGGCCTGTGATTGCTCCAGTCGCTGAAGCAGGATCTCAATTCTCATGCAGGCGTCTTAGGCATCGACGGCACCTTGGGCATCTGCCCCATGGCCATCCGCTTGTGCTGCTTTACGCCTTCGCCCATCTGGGCAACGTCGTTTGTCTTGGGCTTATCGCTCTTAGCCATAGTGGCCTCCTTACGGTTGCGGGTTTATCCCAGTGCCTGTAGACACCGCGATCTTCTCACCAGAAGCGATTTCGGCAGCGGCAAGCTGCATAGCCGTCTGGTTATCCTGCATGTTCATTGTCATGCGGGCATCAAGTTCAGCCTTCTTGCGCTGGTCCTCACGGTCCTGCTTCATCTGCTCAAGCTGCATTTCGATCTGCGCCTTGGCTTGCTCAAGCTGCATGCGCTGCTGTTCCATTTGCATGTCAGCCTGATCCTGCATGGCCTGAGCCTGCATCTTCTGGCCTTCGAGTTGCAACTGAGCCTGATCGCGCTGCGACTGAGCCTCCACCTTCTGCTGCTCAATGGCGATGCGCGGGTCTTGCGGCATGCCGGGCTGCTGGAATTGCTGGAGGATCTGCTGCACTTGCTGAATGACAGGCGGGATCGACTGGAAGACGTTGTTTGCCTCTTGCGTGACGGTCTGAGACGCCTCAGCCAGCATTCGGTCGAACGCCTTCTTGGCCTCTGGGTCTTTGACCTTCTTCATCTCTTCGACGATGTCGGTGCCTGAGACCTCTTCGGACAACTCCAGAACCGATGAAACGTACCACAAGGCGATATGTTCCTTTAGGTGGTTCAGCATGATCGGCAGATAGACTGGTGCAATGATGGGGTTCTGGCCCAGCACTGGGTTCATCATGTATGCAAGGTGCGTTTTGAGGTGAGCGATGTGGTCCTGAGCAGGGAATGCCACAATAGCACGGCCCATTGACGCTGCCGCGTTCTCGTTCACCGCGTTCTGCTCTTTCGGCTCCATTGCCGGGTTGAGCAGGTCTTTGGCGTTCGGGATCTTCAACGTGTCAAGGATGCGCTCTTCAACCTTACGCTGGTTGTAAAGCTGAGGCATGGCAGCGGCGCGCTGGGCGACGGCCTGAACCTGAGCAAAGCGCTGGGCTTCGGAGAAGATGTTGGGGTCGGACACAGGCACAACGTCGAGTGGACCCTGAAAGTCCTCACGGGTTGCCAGTTCCTCACCGACTTCCTCTTTGACTTCCTCATCATCAAGGTACATCGCATTGAGGCGGTGCAAAATGCTGAGAACCTTGGCCATGCTGTTGTGCAAACGGGCGTGAATGGCAGAGAACACCACCATGCCCTGCTCAAGCTTGGCCAACGTCGTGCCAACAGGAGCATTGGGATTGCCGTCGGAGATGTCATCTAGCGTCGTGCGGACAACGCCCTTGCCTGCGTCAACCAAGAAGCCAAGAAGCTGGAACAGCACTGCGCTTGGTGGGCTGTAAGGCAGTGGCATGATAAGCTTACGGATGTCGTCAGCCTGAATGCCGCCCTCAATCTCCATGACTTGCGTCGGCTGGATCTCAAGCGATTGACCGCCCTTTGATCCGCCCTTTAGCTTGAGCATGGTCTGGCTGTTCGAGATGTGTGCGCTATCGAGCAATGCACGCAATGCACCAGTTGATGCAGCCGAGATGCCACCCACCATGTGCGGCAGGCCAATCGGATAGGCACCACGCCATGGTATAAACGGGAACTCAACAAACCACATCAGCTCTTCTTGAGCCTCATCCAGTTCATCCCAGTTGCGGTAGATCGACAACACCTTGCCCGACGTTTTATCAATGCTGATGATGTAGGGCAGCGTTCCCTTGTCTTCGATGTCCGCCAAAGCGTAGACTTCGTAGACCGTGCGCAGGCCATCTTCGTTGTACGACGTTTCGTCGCGGCCTTCGATTTTGTTGTTTGCCTTCTCAGCGGAGCTAAAGTCAGGCTCTAGGCTGGCCGGGAGCAGGTCAACGTCCCGATACATGCCGTCCTTGACGCGCTTCTCATAGTCAACTTGCGTCAGGTACTGGACGTGCGTCTTGCGCTGCGCCGTGTAGAAGTTGGTGGCCGAGAAGGGCAGATACATTTCGTCAATGGCGACGAACAGGAAGTTCGGGCGGTTGCGCGCCTCATTCCATGTGCACTTGAGATACTGTGCGCCACCCAGTGGCACCTGCGTCAGAAGCTGTTCAAGTTCTGCGCGGAACTCAGGCGACTGAACCGTGAGCTGCCAGTTCATGAAGCCAGTCTTGCGCTTGGCCTTCTTGACCTTGTCCACAGTCGGCTCGCCGGGGATGAAGTCTTTCACCGGACCTTGCGGCGGGAACAGTTCCTTGATGGCGCGTGAGGCGAAGTCAACGCAGGCTTCGGTGAGCATGGGGTGCACCACCTTGGATGCGCCTTGGAAGTCAGCGCCACCCGGTGCGTCATCGCCTAGACCAGTGCGGCGGATGCCCTCTTCATACTGCTCATCGCGCTTCTTGCGGGCTTCCTTGTCCTTCGAGATCAGGTCAAGAAACTGCTGGCCGATGCGTGACAGTTCGCTGTCGGACATTTCTTCAGAGAGGTTGGCGTAGAAATCATCAGACCGCGCCTCATCTTCTTCTTCATCCATGCTGACAATGGCACCGCCATCCTCAGTATCGACAACGTCTTCTTCTTCGTCATCGACCTCGATGATCTCACCAGTGAGGATGTTTTCGTCTTCGTCCATCGCCTGATCCCTTTAAATGGCATAAGGATTGGTGCGCACCTTCGGCGGCGGCCCAACCTCATCCTTGCGTGCTTGTACAGCATCTAGCATGTTTTTGTCCATGCAAAGGCGGATGGCCTGCGAGACACTGTCCACATAATCGTCATGCTTGATGCTTCCGGGGCCTGTGAAGGCGCACAATTGCGCAAGCATCGGCTCAATCCAGTTCTTTGGTCGGCCCTCATACTTGTCGCTTTCAGGCAGCCAGACCATCTTTCGTGCAAAGACCGGGCTGACCATGTGCAGTCGCGTTAGCTTGTCCGCTCGACCGGGGTTGTATGCGTAAGCAGCCAGACCCTCACGCTCCAGCATCTGACGCAGGGATATCCCCGACCCCTTGTCTTCAATCAGCAGGATGTCAGGCTTGCGTCCCGATGTCATGGGCTTGTCTGAGCCGAACATGGGCTTGATCAGCGCCTGATCTGCGTCGTCCCCATAGGGGATGTTCATCTCTTTCTTCACTCGACGGATAAGATCCGGCATGCCGAGGTGGTCTTCCCAGCAATCGAGCAGCATCACGTTGTTGCGCTTCTCATGATGGAACACGCCCCAGACCGTGCAGGCAGTGGCATCCGGGTCACCCGTGCGCTTGTCGAACGTCGCCTCAGTGAAGGCGGTGTCCAGCGACATGATGATCCAGTCGAAGCGTGGCAGCGGGTTCTTGGCTGGCCAGAGACGGAATTGGCTGCGCTTGATGATGCCACTATGCTCTGGGTCCAGCAAAACACCCATGAGCTCTTGCTGGCCCAGCGTGGTGCCTTCATACTGCGCAAGCTGATCAAAGAAACTTTCGGGCAAGTTGGCTCGATTGTCATAGGTTGAGCCTGTGACGATGTGACGGCCCTTCTTGGGCTTCACCAGTTTGCGGATCAGATCCTTGGGCTTTGGCGTTGTCGTCCAGACAATCTGCGGGTTCTTGCCTAGGCGCAGCCCCATCATGGCCATGTCCCACGTCTCTTGGTCATATTGCCATGCAGCCAACTCATCGCACCATACCCGACAGGCCTGAGGTCCACGAAGCCGCTCAGGCCGCTCTGCCGTAAAGCCGCGTATCGTTGAAACGCCGCCCGCAATGTTTTTGATCCTGATGATCATGTCTGACTTATTGTATTCAACCAGCAACTCAGGCGGAAGCACCGATAGAATACCGCTCTCGCCTTCGTAACACGTGAACTTCGTATCGCTGTGCGTGGGTGCTATTACTGCGCTATCGAAGCCACTCGGATCTTCATATGCCGCGCGTGTCACCCATTCTGCACCGATCCTCGTCTTGCCAAAGCCCCTACCTGCGAGAAAGCCATATTCCGTCCAGTCGCCACTTGGTACGATCTGGTTCGGCCTTGCAGTGTCAGACCAGCGGCGCTGCCAATCAAGATATAGACGAAACTCTGGATTGAGTTGCGTCAGAACCGTTTCGGGCTCAATGTCCGGGGGCAGGATCTCAACGAGGGCGTTCACTCACTGCCCTTCTTGGCGCGTAATGCCTCTGCCAGAGCAACCGTCAATGCTTGCGCATCCACGTTTACGTCAACCTTGAGAGCCTCGCCGTCCTTGTTGCCATGCTCAAGCGTTTGCTTGTCGCCATACTTCTTGGGCTTCAGCTTACCCATGGCCCACTTGCGTGTGTCGATGCGTACACGCTTTT